TCACTTGCTTTGCACGGCGGGTTCATCAAATCCGGGGATGGCGTTGGCAGCGTCGATAGCTCGCTGGCGCAGCTGCACAGCATCATCGTCAAACCGGCACACAGTACGATTCGGAGACTGGACATATTTCACCACGTCGCGGGTTATAGTTCGGTAGATGACCTTGCCATCTTCTGTAGCGGCAGCGGCCTTTTGCTCAACTGGCTGGATAGTCTTTTCGGCTTTTTCTTTCTTCTTCGCCGCGAGGGCGTTGATATGGTCAGCGTGAGAATTCCAGCCAGAACGCCACGAGAAAACACAGCAAAGCAGCAGCAGAATAATCACTGCGCTGATAATGGCAGTTAATCGGCTCATTTCTGGCCCCACTCGCAGACTTCGCGCTCAATCTCACGACGGCTGATTAAACCCTTCCACTGCTTACCGCCGGCATATGTCCAGCGCTGCAATTCCTTACAGGCTCCAGGCACATCTCCCGAATTCAGTTTTTTCAGCAGCGTGGATTTGCTGAATGCGCCAGCGCCAACGTTATAGGTGAATGAGTAAAGTGCCGCCCGGGTGGTGTCGGGGATCTTTACCTTAATCATCGGGTCAATGGCCGTTGCCACCTTGCGCAGATCTGAATTCAGCAGAGCATCACACTCTTTGTCGGTGTACCGATGACCTCGGCGAATATCGGAACCAGTGTGACCATCGCATACAGTCCACACATCAACGACATCCTGGTATGCGTAATAGCGTCGCCCTTCCAGGCCATCAGCATTACCCAACATCACAGAAGCGATTGCGATGGCACCGGAACCGCCAGCAATTGCGCCAATCAGTTTATTCCTGAGCGTCGGATTCATCTCGACTCCTGTTGCGCCGGTTGTCTTCGCGGATTTTGAAATAAAGATTCGTCAGGTATGTCAGGACGGCAATGATAATGCCCACCAGTACACCGATAGCGTTCCACTGCTCGGGGCTGTAAGCATTTAGCATGCCGTTTAAGATGCTCCCGGCTGAAGCGCCATAGGCTGCACCAGTGGTTATTTTTTCCATGCGATGCATACTCTCACCTCGCGTTGTTTGCGGGTGCTATGTGTGTTTGAAAAGGTCAGGCTTCACGGGCTGGATTAACAACAACACGCGTCGAGGATGATTCCTGCGGGACCTGATAATAAAAAAGCCATGCAAATGCATGGCCTTGTGATTTGAATCCGTTATTTACAAAATGTATTCGAGACAGTATCTTTCGACTTCCGGACAAAAAAACATATACCGGGACAAAATCTAAATGTAACTGCCTTGCCTGCATGAAACCATGCTGGCTTTTTTTTACCCAAAGAAAAAGCCCACCGAAGTGGGCCTTACAGCTATCATCATTTTTTATTAGGTGTGGTGCCGGGTGCCTCCCGGTAAGTCGCCGCCAGTCCACAGACGACTCGCAATGCGCAAAAAAACATATCAGACTGGCAATGCCCCTCCGCATAGGGGGATTCACCACACCAGAAATTTAACATCTGGCAATTCTAGATTCAATACAATACGGCGATGTGACAGGGGTACTGATGCAATGCATCTCGCGAATCCCCTGTCGTGTCGCCGGAAAGCAAAAAGCCCAAGGCGTTAACCTCGGGCTTGAATTCTTTGTGTGTCGACAATCGAAGCTATGGCGACGATATCAGATTTACATGAAATATATGCCTTTCAGTTCGGTTTTGCAAGACTTACATCTAAATTTGTCGCCTTTTGTTGTGAACGTGATCGCGTTACCGATATGAGAGCGTCGCTATCAAGCTTCACAAAACTGCTGCGCAGCGCCAGCCAATGAGGGAGGTAGGTTTCTGTCCATGTGGACTTTGCTACACCAACCAGCTCCGCCAGCGACTGGTATTCATACGTCTCCCGCCCTGCCAGCTCGGCTTTGACATCCTGCGCGGCCAGCCAGATAAGTTGACGAAGGCGATCGACAGTCTTCTTCGCAATGCGCACGCCGGCCAGTTGCTGGCTGAACTGCTCCCACGCCCACCGGGTGATTGTTTCCTGGTGTTCCCAGCGGATATTGTCGCTGTAGTTCCAGAGCAGCCACGCTTTCTGATGCTCTTCCAGCGACAGCAGTGCCCGGCGCCAGCTGGCTGTCGAATACTCAACTGGCAGAACGAGGGCGATTGCGGAGCCTTTCGCGCGGGACTGGCTGCCGGCCATCGGCGGCCCATCCGGGTTAACCATTTTTTGCTTTACTTCGCTATAAACCTTCTTCCTTCCCCGGCTGCGCGCCGTAGCGGTGAATTGCGCATTTTCTGCGAAAGCCACCAGTTGCCCTTTCGTCGCGCCGCTCAGATCGGCGGTGGCCACTATCAGCTGCTGGCGAACAAATTCCAAGTATTGAGCTGTCATGCTTCTTCTCCCAGGCGCTTATAGATACGGACGAAATTGCGTAATATTTTGTAGTCAACCAGCACGGTGCCGCGGCTACGCAGGAGACGGAGCTTTTGCCAGCGCTCCCGGATGCGCTCAATTACGTCCTGGTTCATGCGGCCTCCAGTTCGGTGATGGTCAGGTCAAGGCGTCCACCCTTCACGATTGGCATACGCTTCACCCGATAGTCGTCCACCTGCTGATCATCCAGCCAAAAACCTGATTTGGTCAGCGCGTCAAATGCAGCCTTTTGCAGGTTGTCCAAATCACGGCGGCGGCGATCGGGCATATGGCACTCAATACAGATCTTCACTGAAACGGTAATGCCGATATCCAGCATCTTGTCTTTGATAATTCGGGCAACGCTGTCACGGTAGGCCTGTGCTTCGGTGCTGATATGCGTGCGCCCGCGGTTATGCCGGTAGTAGCGGTTGTTGCTTGGCGGCCATGGTAATGAGATGCGATATTCACTCACGCTTTCACCTTCCCTTCTTTCAGCCAGATAACCTGCGTGCGGGCCATGCCCTCCAGCGCGCACTCTTTTGCATATTCCGCGTCAACCAGGTGGGTTCGGCGGTCTATTTCGTCGTGACAGCTGCTGCATGCGATAGTGGCTATCAGATCTGGCGGCTTGATTCCGGTTCCGCATAGCCCGGCGATGCGGATATGGGCCAGAACAGTGGTTTCAGGATTTCCATTGCAGATGCCGGGTATGCGGACCTGGCACTCACGGCCGCGAGCAGCTTTGCGTAAATCAGCCATGGTTTTTCCTCCGGACAGCGTGGCGCAGCCAGCGGACATCCGCCAGATGCGCCGTATAGTGAAAGGTTGGAATGTCGGAGGGCTTAACTTCGACTTTGCGCTTGCGGCGCGCAGGTACGCGGAAGATGCCGCGCTCCATTACTTTGGCGAGAAGACATTGCATACCCATCACCCCGCAAAGCTCAGCAGCTGACTGGCGGCATTTTCAGCCTCAGCCGGCGAGTGGAATTTGCGACGCAGAATGTAGTTCCAAAGCACATTCAGCACTGATTTGTAGACGCCGTTAAACTGGCTGTCATCCATACTGGCGAAGGAGATCGACTTTGCGACACGACGACGGCTGCCGTCAGGCATCTGGTATTCGTCGTAAAAGCCAGCCTGAATGGTTGCCCACTCGCGGAAGGATTCGAAGTGTTTAAGCAGCGCCATATCGCGGGAACGAGAAATGCCGACCGAGGAGAGATACATCTCCGCGGCGTTCTGGAGTGCAGCGCGCTGATCGAAGTCTGATGAGAGGAAGTCGATAAACCCGGATATGAGGGTGCGCTCCGCGGTCTCAATGAGACCACCGGAAGGCGTCCAGTAGTGATACCCGAGAGTCAGAAGCTTGAAGAACTTCTTGTGGAATGCGTAATTCCTGGGCTTGCGGAACTCACCGCAAAGCAGTTGCCCTACGGGGATAAGTTGCAGGTATTCGCTGGTTCCCGGCTCTGCGGGAATCAGTACGTTTTGATAACTCTTCTCAAATTGCAGTGTTTGCGCCATGTGTCCCCACTTGGCGCCGGATAATCGTGTCAGTTGCTCAGGCTGACGAGGTAATTATCGCCCTTCCCGGGGATAAAAGCAAAATGAGCATATACGAAGAAATCGCTATTTTTTGGTGTTCTGTTCCGCCATCTCGATGTAACGCGGATCGGATGCTTTCGGCAGCTGGATGCTCTGCTCGCGGTAGTGGCGCACGCGCTCCATGAAATACTCGCGCAGGTGTTCAGGCTGCTCTCTTGCGACCATCTCAGCGACAACCGGCATGTTCATGCGCTCTTTGTACGCGACGCCTGACGCGGCCAGGTCAACGTTAACCTTGTCCTGCTCTTCTTTCGGTTTGGCTGCAATGTTCCACTTTGACATAAATACCCCCTCGGTTGATGGAGGGGATTATATAGCACTACCGGGTTAGCGGCGCGGCTTTGCGTTCTGCTCTGCACTCGTCAAAATTGTGATAAATGCCGCACAGCTTTTATTTCCTATTCATTAGGAAAGTGGTATGCTGTTTTCATGGTAAGGCAACTGGCCGACCAACAAACCTACTGAGGCATCCAAAATGACTAAATTCATCTACGACACCAAATCCATCATGACCCGCGCATGGGAAATTGCTCGCGAAACTCACGCCGTCCTTAAACGTTCCGTTTTCCGTAACACCAAATACAGCGTTCGCAACTGCCTGGCTGATGCAATGGCCCGCGCATGGTCAGAAGCAAAAGCAGTGATGTTTAAAGCTTCCACTGCTAACAAAAAATCCGGGCGCTATGTTGAGCTGCTGGCGGTTGCTGAGCGTGATGGTCTTAACCACGGCCGTAGTTGGGCGTTAAACTCCGACACCTGCTCCGTATACGGCATCAACCCGATGCATGAAGGTGAGCTGGTTTGCTATGTCTACAGTAACTAATCGGACAATCACATGAATAACTATGAAAAATTAGCCTCAGTCGGACAACTGCTATGCGGCGCTAACTGGCAGTCAACAATGGCAAAATATCTCGGCGTGTCTGACCGCACTATCAGGAATTTTGTTGCCGGGAAAACAGTGCCGGACAATATTTCAAAACGCTTAATTGATGCAATCAACACTAAACACGCAGAGGCAATGATGATTATTAACAACGACAAAATGAACGGTGATGAAATCACCATTGACCTGATAACGGAAATCGTTGATCACTACGAGTACGCAGACAGCATGACCCGAGAGCATGCAATTGACGCTATAAATAACGCGATCTATCAGGAAACGTTCATTTCAGATTTGGATGCTATTGCACGAAAATTCTCAGTATGAAAAAGGTTTGGTTCAGGTCCAGAGATGAGGCGGAGACCTACATCTCAGGTGATACGTTGGAATGCCTAGAGTGTGGGAAAAAATTCGTCTTGCTGGAAAAGCATCTACGCATCGCTCACGCTATGACCTGCGAAGAATACCGGGAGAAATACAACATCCCGGTATCAATTCCTTTGGCCGGCGCCGGATATCGAGAAAAGCAAAGGCTAAAAATGTTAAGACTGCAGGAATCAGGCGCAATTGATTACAGCCATCTCAGCAAGGCTTCAGAAAAGGCCCGTACTGCTGGTCGCGGTGCTCGCCGGGATTTTGATCTGAAGCAGCAAGCCGAGTTTATGAAGTCGGTTAACGATTCCGGAAAGGCCTTCCGCAGGAAGAAGCCCACCTGAGTGGGCTATTGCCGTTTGCGTTCTGCGGGGGATTTAGGCATGCTCCCGCTCCTTCTGGTGCTCGTCTTCATTGCTGAAGTCGTCGCCGTCGATAGGTATCAGGTTTGCCGGAGATAATGAGCTCCAACCATATTCCCCACTTGGGTGTGTAACATCTCCAGTAACAATCCACGCATTACGTGGGTCATCATGAATCCATATGCAGTCATTGACTGGCGAAATAAATTCATCCAGGTGCCTCACCAGCTGCTGGAGCACTACGCACTTACCATTGAGATTAACGTTTATTTTTAGACCGATAATTATAGCCAACCCACCTGCGCGTAACTCAGCCATGATTCACCTCCTGCGGGTCGGCTGGCAGCGGCATCCAGTGGGTTATCTCGTTTTGGATGGCATCCCCGCAATGATAAAAAGTATGTGTTTTATGGCTGTAGTGACCGCTTGTTACTTCTCCAATTTCAGCATCCCACAGGATTACCTGCGTGCGGTCTTCCGGCATGCGCTCGCTTACCGGAATCCATCTCTGCGGCCATTCGTCACTATTTACTGTGGCGCACATCGCCTCATACTCGGAAATGGGCTGCAGTCTGTAACCATCCGGAATTACCGGAGAGTTGCCGCAGCGCGACTCGGAATTTTTTTTAAAGGAATCCAGTGCTGGCGCGGTCTGGATGCCGCAGCGCGACTCGGCATTTTCGGCACCCTGCAGCATGGCGGCGCGGCGGTTTACCACCTCGATTAACGCTTCTTCGGCATCACACAGGCAATCAGCAATACCGCGGCGATCGCCGTCGAAGCCATTCAGGTCGAGGCGTATTCGTGCAACCTTCTGCAATGCGTCCAGCACATCCTCCGGCACTACCGGCGCGGGCTGCTGTGTTTCGCGCGCTGAATCCCAGATGTACTGAGCCTTTTCACGAAAATCAGGGTAGCAAAGCGTGATTTGCAAAGCGCATTTGCGTGACCACTCGTCAAAACTAATAGGCTCCTTCTGGGCTACCGGCGCTGGCTGCGCGTGGCGGTAGAGAAGCACATCTCCCATCTCTTCGCGCTCAGGAGGCCACACATCGGCATCAGCACCACTTCGGAGATAGTCAAGGTTAGCCTGGTCAATTATCGCCACCGGCTCGCTGTCCATTGCGACCAGTGCCATGCGGGCTACTCGCTTGAGAATCTCTATATCAGCGAGACCTAATGTATAGCCGACCTTTAAATCGAATACGGCCTGAATGCTTTCTTCTCTGGTTATGGTCGATTTGGTCATGGTTGGCTCCAGTTATCTTCAATCGCCACGCCTAAACGGTGTAGCCAGTCGGCGAGTTTCAGCATCGACTCACGGTCGCTAAGGCCTTCCGGGAAGTCTTTCAGTTCGATAGTCGGCATAAAGCGACCGAAGCTATCGCGCTCTACCGTAAGGAATTGCTCCAGAACAGTCTGCTGGGAGCGGCTGCTATGCCGCACCAGGTAAGCAGAGCGTGAGTTTTTCTCCTGATAGTCGTATTGATACTTGGTCAGTATCATCTGGCATCTACTGCGATCAGTTCCTCGCCACATCACTCAGCCTCCCACTTGATGCCAGCGTCGGCAGAGAACAAATCAAGCGCCCGGCGTACTTGATGTTCAACTTCATCAGCGAAAGTCCCTTTGTAAGTATTCCGATAATCTGGCAGCTTTACGGTGACGGTGCGGGACTCCATCTCTGCCAGCCGGCGCTCAGCCAATTCCGCGCGAGCATCAAGCGCCACGTTAGCGGCACATAACTTTTTCTCTGCTTCTTCCAGCTCGGTGATGCGCTGGCGTAGCGCCGCAATCTCCATCTCTGCAGCGTCGGCATAATGTACGTTCGCGTGCTCGGGTATATCGCATTTAGAGCAACGTCTTACGCCAGATGCATCCCAAAACATTGAATGCTCACAAGGCTGAGCGGGCTGCGCCTTCTCCAGCTCCTCTACCAGCTCATCGGCGCAGGATTTCCACGCCATCCACATGGATTGAAGCATGAAGTACAATTGCTCGTCGTAAATTTCCCCTTCGGCGTATTCGCCATCTTTAAAGGCTGGGAAGTTTACATAGGCCCCTACAACATCATTTACAAACCACGCTTCGAATTTCTCTCTCTGCGCCAGTTCGGTGATATCAGTTGTCATGATGCACGCTCCGCCTTCTGCTTGTTGTATACGGCCCAGCTCAGGGCATCGAGTTTGCGCTGGCCAGCTTTGTCGAAGAGGTGAATGCCGTTTTTACAGGCATGCCCGGCCTTCACTTGCTCTTCCAGTTGAGCCAGTTGCTCATAGGTGAGCATTGCCAGTTTCAGGCGGTTCCAGCCGAAGTTAGGGATTCGGTTGCTCATTTGTCGGCCCCCTCGCGCAGCTGCTTGGCGAAGTCATCGGCGTGCTCGCCAGCAAGCCACCAGTTGTTTCTGATATCCGAACAAATGGCTGACATAGATTTCTCTCGGCATTTTTCAACAAACATCTCCACCCCATCAGCCTTAATCCCGGCCAGGTACGCGTCTGTTGCCGGGGTTTCAAGCTTACGCATTGCCTCATCGACCAATGTTGTTATCGGCTTCGGGTATTTATTGCCATTGCCGGTTGATGCGCAAAGCCCCCGCATGATTGCTTCATGCCTGAACCCTGCGCAAGCTATGGAGTTGCATGATTCAAGAGTGTTTTCTGCAAGCACGGCGCGACTAGACTTCAGCTCCGCATTCTCCGCAGCCAGTTGAGCATTTTGGTCTGCCAGCATATTCCCGGTTTTTATGGCGGCATCCAGTGAAGCGCTGCAAATGCGAAACTCTTTAGCCAGGTCCAGATACTTACTCTCCTTGATTGACAGCTCGCCTGCGCTCTCCAGCGACTGAATGAGCTCGTTTACTGTTTCAATGTTCATTTTCTCACCCCTGCCAGGCACTGGTTAAACAGTTTGGTCAGCTTGTTTGCGCCGCAATGGCGATTGCTAAACTGAAGGTCTGATGTATCGGTTATGGTTGCCTGTTCAGTCAGGGTGTAGCGGTAGTGCCTGCACTCCCCTTCACGCTTGACTTGCCCGTCCCGGTTCATCTGCCAGAGCGCTGAATTGACCACCGACGGATCCAGTTCAGTAGCGTGGCGTATCTCATTGAACGAGCACCCAGGGTGCTGGCCGATGTAATTGATTACGGCCTGTTTGCCGGTATTCTTTTTCATCAGAACCCACCTTTTCTTGCTGGCTTATCTTCTTTTTCGCGCCGGCGCTGGCTGGCAGCTTCCTGGTCGCAGTCGTAAATCGCCCCGTGGCGCTGCTCGCAATAGACAACACCTGTCTCGCCATGCCTGTTAAGGCGCAGCAGCAGCTCTGTGTCGCTCTGGTTTGCGTTCTCGTCGTAGGCACCTTCCCGATAGATGCCCAGCCAGTAGTCGCAGTCCTGCTCAATCTGACCGGTGTCGCGGGAATCGCTCGGTAGTGGCCGCTTGTTGGTTCTCTTCTCCAGATCGCGGTTAAGCTGAGTCAGGAGAACGACAACGCAATCCAGTTCCTTCGCCAGAATCTTCAGGCCTTTGGTTATCAGCCCATAGGCCAGGTCGTTTCGTTCGGCCTTATCGGCAGTCATCAGCGTCAGGTAATCGACGAGGATCATCCCGACCTTTCCGCGCTCACGCTTGATACGCCGCGACTCGGCCATGACGTGCGCCAGTGAAATGCCCGGAGTGTCGTCAATCATGAGGTTGTTGGTGTCAATCAGGGCGCCCATCACGCCGGTAGCTTTTTTCAGATCGCTGTTCCAGTCGCCGTGATACCCGTAGTCATCCTTCGTCATGTCCGGGTAAAACAGGTTCGGCGAGATCCGCCCCTTCTGGGCTGTGATTTTCTCCACCATCTGGCCTTCCGGCATTTCCAGGGAGAACATAAGCGCTGGTTCGTTCTCAACCGTTGCGCAGTTGACACCCATCTGGGTATAAAGCGTGGTTTTCCCCATCTTCGGGCGGGCACCGATAACAAACAGGCTGCCGCGCACAATTCGCTTAACGCCGAGTAACTCATCCAGAGAGCGGATCCCAGTCGATAACCCACGGGAACGACCATCAGGTTTCATCCGATCGTCAAACTCATTTGACCAGTCATTCACAGCGTCATAGAACGTGCGAAGCCCTGTCCGTCGACCTGTTTTTACGTGCTCGGTTATCTCGGTAAACAATCCCTGAATAGCGTCAAATTTCTGCTCTGCCGTCATGCCGTTGCGGGCATAAAGCAATTCGATCGCCTTCGTTGTTTTCTCGATACCGTAGCGTTCCATCGCGGTCTCACGGACACGCATTGCATAGGCCACGATGTTCGCCGCGCTTGGTGTGTTCTTCGACATTTCAGCCAGGTATGCAAAGCCCCCAACGGTCTCTGTCAGCCCCTTGCTTTCCAGAGCATCAAACAGGGTCAGCAAATCAACCGGCTTATGGTCGCGGTACATCTGGCGCATTTCTGCGAAAATGACCTGGTGCTGACGCGAGTAGAACGATTCCGGCTTGAGGATAGACAGAACCTTCTGAGTGCGTTCGCTGCTGTCGTCATCCAGCAGAAGTCCGCCAAGTACGCTCTGCTCTGCTTCAATGCTGTGCGGAGGTGTCATGAAATCAGCGGTCATCACGGTCCCCCTCACGCACTTCGATGTAGAGTTTTTCCGTCAGAAACTTATCGAATTTCATGCGGCGCCATGTCTTCCCTGACTTCTGGTCTGGTCGGTCTTCCAGCATCCAGCGACAGTTCTGAGCGATGTAGCGGAGGTAGTCGCGAAAACCATCCATGTCCATCGGCTTACCATCCAGATTGCGTGCGATTTTGTTCGCCTTGCTCCAGAAGGTGCGGATCAGATTGCGTCGCTCATCAGTAAGGCATCTCCATCCCCTGGCTTCAGGTAATTCGTCTTTCAGGCATTGCCATACTTCATCGCATGACAAACGTGACTTTTTCTCTTCAGCCGGTTTCTGGTCATTTGCGACATACTTACTACCGTTAGGTAGTAAGTTATTTAATATATTGTTATCTGTGGACACTGGCTGGACACCGGCTGGACACTCCACCTCCGCAGGCATTGGTACTACTGCGTTTTGGCTGGACATCGGCTGGACATCGGCTGGACAAAAATTTGACTGATATTCGTCATATTTGACCACTTTTAGAACAGTAAAACGGTTGTTCGATTTGGTGGTGATCATGCCCAGGTTCTGGAATTTACGGAGCAGTGATTTAACGCGATCAGCGGTTAACCCCGTTTCCATTGCCAGTGTGTTTCGCCCGGTGATGAACTCCCCTCTTTCGCACATCACATCGCCGACATCAGTCGATACCAGTGTCTGTTCGTGATTAGCGCGCAGGAGCAGGTGAACCCATAGATGAGCCGCCTCAGCATCCTTGTAGAACGGCACATCCATAATTTTACGGTGCAGCAAGGCAAACCCCTTACCGTCATTCGTGCGCGGTTTCTGGAGCCTTCTGGCCTCTCTGGCTTCGGCTAAATTGGATACGTTACTCACGGCCTTCCTCCTTCCGTTTCAGCTCTTCCAGGATGGCGCGCATTTTCATGCCAACCACCGGGTTAACCGAGCGAATGAAGCGATCGCGGGTAACATTTTTGTGTGTTTGTGCCTGGTAAAATCTGTTGCTCTTAGGCATAATTACTCCTGTGAATTGATCCAGTAATTCGCACTGAAAGCCGTTGGTGTCCTACCACCGCGGCTTTCTCCTTTTTTGTTACCCTTCATGCTTCAAAATCCCCCTTCTCTCCCGGCCTGTTCGAAATCAGAATCGCCAGCAGAAGAGACATGTTCGGAAGCAAACTTTCCCGCCACCTGCTCACCGTCGATTTATTAACGCCGGCCACTTTTGCGATGGTCGTAGTGCCCAGTTCTGATATCTGGCTGTGTAACCAGCTCTCTATCCTCTGAGCCTCCACTTTGTTGCGTGCTGTTGAGGTCCCCATTTGTGATACTCCCTATGGTGTTGATTTGAATGGCCGCTGGTTAGGCGGCCGGTGAATGCGCGCTTAGCAACTGCGCAAGGTCAGGCCGGATCTCTGCAGCCTTAATCTTGCCGTTAGTCGCAGACACGATTTTCATCACATAGCGAGCATCAATTCCGCCGCCATGCAGCCAGCGCCAAACTGTCGGCTGTGCTACGCCACACAGATTGGCCAATTTTTTCTGACTTCCAGCGATATCAATTGCCTTCTGGATGGTTTTGTTCGTCATGTTCCAATTCCTATAAGTATTGGTGCAAAGTGATAATAGCAATGCGTATTGGTTTTAGCAATAGCAAAACGTGTTTTGACCAGTAATACGCAAGCGTATAAATTTGAAATTATGAAAAAAGAAACTCTTGCAGATCGTCTAAACGAAGCCATGAATTTGGCTGGAATGTCCCAGGGGGCGCTTGCGAAGGCCTCAGGTATTGCTCAGCCAACCATTTGGCGCCTGGTGAGTGGAAACGCCAGGGGTTCAACAAAAATTGTCGAGATAGCTAATGCTTTGGGCGTCAGGTCTGAATGGTTATCAACCGGCAATGGACCGATGCGCGATGACGGCCAGCTTCCTCGCGCTGCCCAGGTTAAAAGTCAGGATACTGATGCATTCAGGATTGATGTGCTGGACCTTATGGTTAGTGCCGGTCCGGGCATCGTGAACCAGGAGTTCGTAGAGATTCTACGTTCTGTTGAGTATGCACCGGCAGAAGCCCGCCATATGTTCGATGGACGCAAGGCTGAGAGCATCCGTATTATTAACGTCCGCGGAGACAGCATGTCTGGGACGATTGAGCCTGGTGATCTGCTTTTCGTGGATATCAGCGTTAAGAGCTTTGACGGCGACGGGATTTACGCCTTCCTGTACGACGACACTGCACACGTTAAGCGCCTCCAGAAGATGAAGGACAAGCTGCTGGTTATCTCAGATAACAAGAGCTATGCAGCCTGGGACCCGATCGAAAAAGACGAGATGAACCGGGTGTTCGTGTTCGGCAAGGTGATCGGCAGCATGCCGCAGACGTACAGGAAGCATGGGTAAAGCCTTAGCACGCAGAGGAAGCATGTCTGATCTGATTATCCCAATACTCATTACTTTGCTGATTATCGGACTGGTTGGGATAGTGCTCAGGCTGGATAAGATTTTCTTCAAGCGAAGGGATGAGCGGGATGACTTTGAATAAGCCAGACCGGTAGTTCGATGTGTTTTTGGTAATGCCGAAGACGTACAGGGAGCATGGGTAGTCAGCCTGTGGACTGATGCGGTGTTTGGTAAGTTTTTTACACAGCAAAAGGATGAGTAATGGAAAGTGAAGAAATGCTACAAATGCCATCCCCTTTCGCTAAATGGAAAGGAAAAATCAATCTTGGTGGTGAGGACATTGATTGTTATGTTCTTGACACCGGTGAACGAGTAATTGCCCTGCGTGCGACAGTAAAAGCCATAGCAGAAGTTGAATCGAGTGCGCTGGCGGACTACATTGGCGCAAAAGCAGTAAAACCTTTTATTAACAGCGACTTAATCCTGGCGGAACTTATTGAATTTTCAATCCCAGGAACCCAATTCAAAAGCCAAGGATTAAAAACAGAGCACTTCGAACTAATATGTCGTGGCTATGTTCAAGCATTATACCAAGACGCTCAGCTCACGGAACGACAGCGTCAAATAGCTATTAAGTGTGCAGTTCTTACCGCGGGCTTAACAAGGACAGGTCTGGATGCCCTTATCGATGAAGCAACCGGATATCAATACGAGCGCGCTGAGGACGCACTCCAGGTAAAACTCAGGGCCTTTATTGCTGAAGAGCTTAGGGCGTGGGAAAAGACATTTCCCGATGAGCTCTGGGAGGAATTCGGCAGACTTACCGGATGGAGTACGCCGCTTCAAACTCGACCAAAATGGTGGGGAAAGCTTGTTATTGAGCTTATCTACGATACGCTAGATGCCGATGTAGCAAGATACTTAAAAGAAAATAAACCGGCTGCGGGAGTTCATTGGCACAGGCAATTAACAGAGAACTTAGGCGTAAGACAACTGGTGTCACGATGCTGGGAGGTTATTGGTGTAGCGAAAACATGCGATACAATGCATGAATTGAGAGCCCGAGTGGCTCAGCACTATGGCAAGAAGCAAGTGCAGATGACCATGTACCTTCCCCCTGCTAAAACCGACGATAAAGACACTGATTAAACCAAGCCCAGCCCGGCCACCGCGCCGGGTTTTTATTGCCCTACTCTTCCCTCAGCATCAGCACGTCCAGTGCCAGCTCCACAGCCAGATCGACCTGGTCACCCTGCCACAGCACCTGAATCATCTCTATCAGCGCCTCTCTTGATGGATCGCGCTTCTCAACCAGCATCTGCATAACCGCCATCCCGATAATCTGCGCTATCTACGGGTGCATCTCTGCGAAAAACTCATCCTCATTCGACATGCCAACACCCCTTTCTGATGTTTTTTTGAGCATAACAGCACAATAACAAAAAATAAATTCATTTAGCTATCAATCATTTAATATCAAATGCTATTAGTTAATATCAATACGTATTGCTATGGTTAATACCCATTGCTATTATCAACTCATCCAAACAACACCGGCAACGCCGGGTAATCGTAACAACGCTCAGCTGGCCGGCTTTAAGGCAAAGGTGAAGAGATGATCCGCGAAGATGACAAGCCTGCATGGCGTAATTTTTGGTTAAAGGTCGTTCCGTTTTTGGTTGCTGTAATCGCAGTTAGCTATCCGTGCTGGGGTGGCAAATGAGCAAACAAGGCATTCGTTCACTGATTTATTGCCTGCTGGTCTTCGGCGTTATCTGGTCAGCGTTGATTATCAAAATTCTTCATGCTGCGGGGGTGTTCCATGGCTAACTCAATTCCAAACAACGGACGCGCCGTAATGATGCGCAATCGCCGCACCGGCGCCGCGTGGCTGGTCAGCTTCGACTATCGCGACGGCAACTACTGGCACGAGCCACAAGGCAACCTGCGCCACATCCGCCGGCCTTACGCCTCGCGCAGCATTGAACCAAACCTGGTACCAGCCGGGACGCATTAACCGCGCATATCAGCGCACGAATTTAACTGAGCTATCAGGCGGCTTTCATCGCGCCGGGGATTCTTACAACCAAATTTCAGGGGAAACCATGAGCGAAGTAATGGACTTAACCGTCATCGAAATAAAACCAGAGCAGGCGCCGGCACTGTACCGGGCCGGCGGTCTTGACGCTTACCTCGATCAGATTCGCCAGGCTGTGAACGAGGTGCCTGATCTGACCACCAAGAAAGGCCGTGACCGTGTCGCTTCTCTGGCGGCGCAGGTATCTCGCAGCAAGACAGCAATCGAAAAGCCAGGGCGTAAGTACCTGAAACGCCTTAAAGAGGCTGTGCGCCCTGCTGAGGAGGAAATTAAGCGCTTCGTTGACGCATGTGACGAACTGCGCGACGCAACACGTCGCCCGCTGACTGAATGGGAAGCCGAGCAGGACCGCATTAAGGCAGAAGAAGCCATGAACGCACTGCACGCCGAAGCGCTGGCCATGAATGAAGAGTTCGATCGGCAACTGGCAGCTCGGATTGAGTCTGACCACGAAATGGCCCTGTTGATGAATGACGCTTTTGACCGTGAACAGGCCGAGAAAAAAGCAGAAGCAGAACGCCAGCGCATTGCCCGCGAAGAAGAGATTAAGCGCCAGGCGGAAGAGAAAGCCAAACGTGAAGCAGCAGAAAAGGCACAGCGTGAAATTGACGCTGCGGCCGCCAGAGAGCGCGAGGCAATTTTGGCAAAAGAGCGAGCAGAACGTGAGCGCATTGAAGCTCAGCAGCGGGCCGAGCGCGAACAGCGAGAAGCAGCTGAACGTGCTGAGCGTGAAAAGCAGGCTGCCGTGGAAGCAGAGCGCCGCAAAGCACAGGAAGAAGCCGACCGCATCCGCCGCGAGGCAGAGCAACGCGAACAGGCCCGGCTGGCTGAGGAGAAGCGCAAAGCAGATGAGCAGGCGCGCCGCGAAGCCGACGTTAAGCACCGAAAGGCTGTAGGCACTGAAATCGTCAAAGCTCTTCTGGCCAATACCAGCCTTACCCGGGATCAGGCTATCGAGGTTCTTACCGCGGTTAAAGACGGCCGCATTCCTCATACCGGTATCAGTTACTGAGGTGGTTATGAACGCATACCGCGCATATGACGTAATCGAAGAACGGAAATGGGCTGAACAGTCGCTCACCGAAGAGAAGCAAAAGTGGATTGACGATCGGGCGCAGGAAATTATCGACGCCCTGCCGAAAGAGCCGTCAGGCCTGTTCCGTTTCTCTGTGCCGATGGAGAAAAGCCCATACGAAGGCCTCCGCAGCGATGCAGCTGGCGAGGCATATAACGATCTCATCTCGGCAGTAGCTTACGCCCAGGCGGAATACGACTGGGATCACCGCACCGGCTGCCCGTTTTAACTTTGAGGGGAATTCTATGAGCACAGCACTTTCTACAATGGCCGGGAAGCTTGCCTCCCGCCTCGGCATGGATGCCGGAACTGACCTGATGAACACTCTGAAAAATACAGCATTTAAGGGTGGGAATGTCACTGATGAGCAGTTCACGGCACTGCTGATCGTCGCCAACCAGTACGGACTAAATCCGTGGACGAAGGAGATATATGCATTCCCGGATAAAGGTGGAATTGTTCCTGTAGTCGGCGTTGACGGCTGGGCTCGAATCATCAACGAACATCCTCAGTTTGATGGAATGGAGTTTGCCTACGACAAGGAAGAAGGCGCGTGTACCTGCAAGATATACCGGAAAGACCGGACACACCCGACCATCGTTACTGAGTACATGGGAGAGTGCAAACGCAACACTCAGCCATGGCAGTCCCACCCTACCCGTATGCTTCGTCACAAGACGCTGATCCAGTGTGCGCGTCTCGCATTTGGGTTTGCTGGCATCTTCGATCAGGACGAAGCCGAGCGTGTCATTGAAGGGAGTACGGCAGAGGTTCATGTAGGGCATGAGTCGGATGGTCGTCGCCCGGAACTGATCGCAAAAGGCGAGTCTGCCGCACGCCTTGGAACTGTTAAGTACCAGGAATTCTGGGTTGCGTTAAGCGCAGAAGAGAAACAGGTTATCGGCGCGGTTGAGAAGCGTCGCATGTATGACATGAGCCTTGCAGTCGACAACGCAGAACCTGTCGATGCCGCAGCGCCGGAGGATAAATGATGGAACAACGCACCCCAGAATGGTTTGCCGCTCGCTGCGGAAAAGTCACAGCCAGCCGCCTTGCTGACGTCATGGCCAGAACCAAGTCTGGCTATGCAGCAAGCCGGCAGAACTATATGGCTGAGCTGATTTGCCAACGCCTCACCGGGAAGCTTGAAGAAGGTTTCTCCAACGCCGCAATGATGCGCGGAACAGAACTCGAGCCGGTAGCGCGAGAAATGTATGCGCTGAATGAGTTCGATGCCGAAATCACTGAGGTGGGGCTTATCGATCACCAAACTATACCAGGATTCGCAGCAAGCCCTGATGGGCTTGTTAATGACGATGGGCTTATCGAAATTAAGTGCCCCAACACCTGGACTCATCTTGAGACCTTAAAAACTGGCGAGCCAAAACGCCAGTACCTGCTGCAGATGCACGCTCAGATGATGTGCACAGGGCGTAAATGGTGTGATTTCGTTAGTTTCGACGATCGTCTACCGCCAGACCTCGCCTATTTCAAAAAGCGCATTCACTTCGACGAAGCACTGGCAAATGAGATTGAGTCCGAAGTGAAAAAGTTCCTGGATGAGCTGGATAAAGAGATTTCCAGCATAAAAAACCACGACCATGCCGCATGAGAAAGGCAGATACGGAAAGAGGTGCGCAATGACTGATTATGGCGGATCGAAAACACCAAAAAATGAACGTGACTACTGGCAAACGCCGATTGAAATTTTCAACGCGCTCGACCGCGAGTTTGGCTTCTGGCTGGATGCTGCAGCCTCTGAGAGTAATGCGCTATGCGCTCACTATCTCACTGAGCTGGATGACTCGCTGAACAGCGAATGGACGTCATACGGGGCGATCTGGTGTAACCCACCCTATTCCGATATTGGGCCGTGGGTGGAAAAGGCAGCCGAGCAATCCCGGGCGCAGTATCAGGCCGTAGTGATGCTGTTACCGGCTGATATCTCTACCGGATGGTTTATCTCCGCCATGCAGTCAGCAGATGAGCTCAGGCTGATAACCGGTGGCCGTGTTCAGTTTGTTCCGGCATCCATTACAGGAAAGCGCCAGAGCAACCCCAAAGGCTCACTCCTGTTTATCTGGCGTCCGTTCATCACCCCGCGACACATCATCACGTCCGTGTCGCTGGCTGAGTTAAAGCGGATCGGGAATCTGGAGGCAGCATGACGCCAGAAGAACAAGAAAATGCCCTCCGCGCCCAGGCTCGTCGCTGCGCAGAAGAGCTAACTAAAGCAATGAGCGCAAAGCCTAAACCGAAGTGGAACGCTGTATGCCCCCCCATCCTTCGCAAGCACTACGAGAAGGTAAAGCCGATGGGCGTCAGTCTGGTGAAATTTGTCAGTGTAATTGGCCGCATGAATGGGCGGTATGGAGTGGAATCATGAGCTATTCAACAGTAATTAAAGTCTGGCCCGGCGAAAAGCAGGAAGAAGATGAAGAGCTTCGCAATGGCTGGGGCAGCGGCCCAGTGATTTGGGACGACATGGCAATGCGTTATCTCGCGCTGCCCAAACACGCCTATATGTCAAAAATTGACGACCTTTGGCCTCTCGCTAACCGCCTCGATATCCCATATCACCATCGCGCAGTCCTTGCTATGACATATGACCGCATGTATGTGAAAGCTGAGCATTACAAGTTGGCTGCTGACTGCATCCGCAAATATCTAAACGACTTTCCGGTGAATGAGAAATACGTAAATCACTGGCCGCGTATCGCTGAAATTTTTGAAAGCTGCCCCGACTGTCCGGCGATTGGTCTTTGGCTAACTTCAGTATGCGAAAACCCATTTATGGGGTTGTGGGATGAAGAATTGCAAGATTACGGGCAGCCAGATTGGTCACGCTATTGGAGCCTGTTTGATGATCTGGAAGTGGGTGAAGGCGGTGCAGCATGAGCGCAGAAATCATCGATCAGGCCAACGAGCTGGCAGAGCGCCGGCTTGAACAAACCATCCAGAACATGCGCATAAACCATGCGGCAGTTTCGGCTACTCACTGCTGCGATTGCGGGGACCCTATACCGGCACGGCGCCGGGAACTGGTGGCGGGCTGTCAGCGCTGTGCTGATTGCCAGGAGGAAGAGGAATTGCGCGGTAAGCATCGGAGGGCGTGATGTTCAAACTGATACAGCGCGGCCAGGTTTACGCCGACAGCCACGGATGGCCGGTGCTGATCCATAGCAGTGATGACAAGACGGTTCGCTACTGGCGCCAGGGTCGGATCAACACGGCAAGCATGGACAGATTTCAGAATGACTTTGAACCGCTCTCCCGCGAAGAGGCGCACCAGATACGCGCCGAACTGGAGCAGAGCGAGCACATTAAGAAGCTGCGCGCCCAGCGCGCGGCCTGATTCAGGAGAGCATATGAGCGACGTAATTCAACTGGTGCCTAACAAGTGGGTCACAGAAAAGAAACTCACAGAAATTACCGGTCTTCGTTCTGGAACAATTGAACGAGCCAGAAAGAACTCCTGGTTCGTTGGCCGAGAATATATGCATGTATCACCTGATGGTGATCCAAACCCGAACAGCCAATGCATGTATAACCTGGAAGCGATAAATCAGTGGATAGAGCGCCAGTCGTCGAAACAGCCAGGTGCTCATTCATGCTGAAAGCGATATTCTTAACATGCTCTTGGGCGCTAGGGAGGAAGAATGGCCAAATCGTCATATCCAACTGGCGTTGAGAATCATGGCGGATCGCTTCGCATATGGTTCATTTATCAGGGCGTCAGGGTCAGAGAAAACCTTGGCGTTCCTGATACACCAAAAAACAGAAAGACGGCTGGCGAGCTAAGAAGCTCAGTATGTTTCGCAATCAAAATGGGTACCTTCAACTTTGCCAGCCAGTTTCCGGAATCTCTTAACCTGAAAAAATTTGGAGTGGAGAAAAAGGAAATAACAGTAAAGGAAATTGCTGAGAAATGGCTTGAGCTCAAGCGGATTGAGATGAGCAGCAACGGGTTTGTTGGTTATGAGTCCATTGTAAAAAACATGGTGCCAAGGATCGGCGGGGACAGGTTCATTTCCTCAGTTAACAGAGAGGATTTGCTGCTTATAAGAAAGGAACTTCTGACCGGGTGGAAGGTGCCTAAAAAAGGACATAAGCCATCAAAAGGAAGAACGGTACCCACTGTTAACAACTACATGACCACTATTTCAGGAATGTTCAGTTTTGCTGTAGCGAGTGGGTACACGGCAGAAAACCCGTTTAACGGTATATCAGCGTTAACAAGAAGTCGTCCAGACCCCGACCCTCTTTCGAGAGATGAATTTCTTCGACTGCTTGATAGTTGTAAGCATACGCAGATCAGGAACATCTGGGCCCTTGCAGTATACACCGGCATTCGTCATGGGGAGTTGGTTTCACTGGCCTGGGAGGATATCGACCTGAAAGCAGGCACGATGATGATCAGGAGAAACTTTACCCCTACAAATGAATTTACCATGCCAAAAACTAAAGCTGGAACGAACCGGGTTGTTTTCCTGATTGAACCAGCAATAGAAGCACTCCGCAGCCAGGCAGAGATGACAAGGTTTGGTAAACAGCATGAAGTAGAAGTAAACCTACGGGAGTACGGACGCAAAGAAAAACACGAATGCACGTTTGTGTTTGATCCACGACTAACAGGGAGAAACTACCTTGCAGGAGACCATTATGCGGTCGGTTCGATAAAGAAAATTTGGGATGCTCACATTAAGCGTGCCGGCCTTCGACACCGTAACGCTTATCAGACGAGACATACTTACGCCTGCTGGTCATTGTCAGCTGGCGCAAATCCAAACTTTATCGCAACGCAAATGGGTCACGCTGATGCACAGATGGTTTACAAAGTTTACGGGAAATGGATGGCAGAGAAAAACACGGAACAGGTGGCGCTTTTGAACCAGAAACTATCTGATTTTGCCCCATCCCTGCCCCACGATGAAGTGATGAATGGATAATATATTGGTATATCATTATGTTACATATCAACATGCTACATATTGATAACACAAGAGGCACGAAATGCGCTCGACCGGGTGCAAAGCTTGTGGTGTGATCCCTGTTCAATATATTAAACTAGGCCTCGCAAATGACCGCCAGCGTCGCCATCGACCGTCACTGCGGGACAGAGTCGGGTAATAAAGGTATACTCCGCCTCCTTTTTTCTGCTTCGGTTTTTGATGGAAACGCTCCAGTGAGAGGACGCTACTGCGCACCATGACACAATTCACTTCTCCTGTACTGCACTCGCTGCTCGATACGGACGCCTACAAGCTGCACATGCAGCAGGCTGTCTTCCACCGCTACGGCGATGTACACGTTGCGGCGGAGTTCCGCTGCCGCGGGGACGATCTGCTCGGTATCTACGCCGACGCAATTCGCGAGCAGGTTGAAACCATGCGCGACCTGAAGCTGCAGGACGATGAATATCACTGGTTGTCTACCCTGCCGTTCTTTTCTCAGGATTATCTCGACTGGCTACGCGACTTCCGTTACGACCCGGGCCAGGTCACCGTCAACAATGAAAACGGCAAGTTAAATATTCGCCTGTCCGGCCCGTGGCGTGAAGTCATCATGTGGGAAGTTCCGCTGCTGGCGGTGATTAGCGAGCTGGTCCATCATTACCGCTCGCCGGAAATCAGCGTCGATTTAGCGCTGGAAACCCTCGAACACAAGCTGGCTGATTTTGCACAAATCACCGCCGGCCTCGATCTCAGCCACTTCCGTCTGATGGACTTCGGCACCCGTCGTCGCTTCTCGCGTGAAGTGCAGCAGGCCATCGTCGAACGCCTGCAGCAGGAGCCGTGGTTTATCGGTACCAGCAACTACGATCTGGCTCGCCGGCTTCATCTGACGCCAATGGGCACCCAGGCGCATGAATGGTTCCAGGCGCATCAGCAAATCAGCCCCAGTTTAGCCAACAGCCAGCGCGCGGCGCTGGCAGCCTGGCTGGAAGAGTATCCTGACAAACTCGGTATCGCTCTCACCGACTGCATTACCATGGATGCTTTCCTGCGCGATTTCGGCCCGGAATTTGCCAGCCGCTACCAGGGGCTGCGCCACGATTCCGGCGACCCTGTCGAGTGGGGCGAAAAAGCCATCGCCCATTACCAGAAGCTGGGGATCGACCCCATGAGTAAAGTGCTGGTCTTTTCCGATAACCTCGATCTGGCAAAAGCCGTCGATCTCTATCGCCACTTCTCTTCGCGGGTCAATCTGAGCTTCGGCATTGGCACGCGTTTAACCTGCGACATTCCACAGGTTAAACCGCTAAACATCGTGATAAAGCTGGTGGAATGTAACGGTAAACCGGTCGCGAAACTCTCCGACAGCCCGGGGAAAACCATCTGTCACGACAAGGCTTTTGTCCGGGCACTGCGTAAAGCCTTTGACCTTCCGCCGGTGAAAAAGGCCAGTTAA